TAGCTGGTATTGGAGCCATTGTATTTTTCAATTCTGCTGGAGAGACTTGTGGTGGTGTAGATGGTACAGTGGTTTGAGGTTGATTATTTGGACGATTTTCAATTTGATTTTGTGTGGACAAAATTTGTATGTTTTGATTAGCAGCTGCCACAGACTGAGAAAGATTTTCAATCGCATTCATCATATCACCACTTTCTAATACTGGTGAAATATTTTTTGATCCAACTAAACCACCTTGATTAAATCCTTTTGCAACACTAAATTTTTCTTCTGCTTTTACTGTCATGTTATTATCAAAAGAAGTATATCGAGCTGGATTTAGTTGATTCTGTCGATATCCAAGAGAATTTCCATATGCTGATAATGGTTGCACTCCTTTTTCCATATCTAATTTATTCGCTCTGTCTATCTTTTTCGCTGTAGCCTTTGATGCGTCACTTCTATAAAGAATTGGAAGTAATAATTCCTGTGGAATACCATGTTCTTTTTTCATGAACTGATCAAAAGTAACCTTCTCAAACCCTTTCAACTTATTAATTTCACTCATGAGTTGATTTCTATGTTCGATTAAATCAGGAACTCCAATGGACACTCCTAAATCTTTTGTTCTAACTTCCTCAGAAAAAGTTGATTCAGTTCCATCATCCGTAGTTTCTGTATTTTTGTATTTCGATATTGTTTCACTGGACATACCAGCACCAATCATTTCATCTTTACTATGGAAGTATCCATCATCGGATGATAATTCATAGATGTTTGTGGTGCCATCAAAATATGTTTTTTCTAATCCTTCTTCGGTTTTACGCATTGATTTTTCCACTGGCCCTTTATTAAACCCTGCAAACTCTATACTATGTTCTCCCAAAAATGAATCAGTGGTGCCTTTCATCAAAGTTGGTTTATTTGTTGCACCAACTGAAGCATTGAGTCCTTTTAAAGTATCAACACCAACTTTGTTTACAGCGTCTTTTGTTACAACAAATTCGCCAGGCGTCAACATGGCAGGAACACTATCTACTTCACCACCTTGATTAAAACCATATGTGCTACCACCTTTACCAGCAAACGTTTCACCAGATCCTGGCAGTCCTCTAGGATATCTCTTTCCATCTACTGTGATTGTTGTTAGATCTGATTTTATTGATTCTCCTGCCACTTCTACTGGTGAATATGTACTTCCACCTTCAGGCCCAAATGGATTGCCAGATCCTGAAAGTCCAGGCATACCACCTAAGTCGGTGGTTGTAACGTGTTTGAATCCTTTAGTTTTACCTTTAGTTTTTCTTGAGCCAGGTCTTCCATCGAAATTTTTAATTCTATCACCAATACCACTAAATGTTTTCTTAATACCACCCAAGATATTTTTTCCTTTTTCTTTTATATCATCGCCCGTTCCCTTCAGTCTTTCTGCAATATCTTCTCCTAGATCTTTAGCTCCTTGTACTGCACTAGATCCAAAATTAAGTAATGTTCCTACGCCTGAAATAGCTAATCCAGCAACTCCTCCAACTAAACCACCGAAGAAATTAGAAATGAAATCTCCAATAGATCCTAAAAGTCCCTTTTCTTGTTCCTCTGGTTCGCCAGATTCTGATGAAGTCCCTTCACCCTTTTTCTCACCTTGAGCCTTGGCTCTTTGATCCATCAATTCTTTTTGTTTTCTATCCTCCTCCTCAAAAGCTTCGTCTGCTTTTTCATCTTTGAAAAGTTTAAAATCAGTTGAAATTACATCTACTTGTGTTTTGAGTGAATTTAAAAGATTTAAATTAGAATTAGAAGTTTTTTGAGCAGCATCAGCCGTCTCACGAACCGCAGTTAATTGTTCAAAAAAACTTTCGGGACTTATTTTATTAGGTTGTTCTAATTCTTCATCCATACCTTTGAACACCTTCTGCTTGTTGTCTCTTTAGATTTTCCTTTTCAATATGTTCTTGAAGAAGAGAATTGTAAATATCTCTCTCCCAAGGCATCATATTTTCAAGTTCCGTCAAGCTATATTTATGGTATTGCATGAGAGCGAAATTGATACGATAATACGATTCAAGATCCTCTCTTGCAATACTCACCCGAAAAAATCGGCAAGGCCCTCCAAAACGATACTATTCTTTTGTTTTGTGTTTGGATTTATAACTTCAATTGTATGTGATAATTTAGGCATTGTTGAAAAAAATGATTCAATTGTTTTAAATTGTTTTGAATTTAACTTTTCAACAAAATCAATTCTTTCAGATGGGGTGTAATCCTTAGCATCCCACGCATCTTCCTCTGTAAAAATTGTATCCATGCAATCAGCAACAACCTTAAAAGTTTTATTTACTGTATTTTTAGGATCATCATCAGTGGTAAAATTATTTTCAACAAATTGATTTAATGATGGATACTTCATACGAAGAGTCATTTTATCATCTAAAACAATATCAGTTGTGTGACCTTTTGGTTTAATCACTTTGATCTCATCAACATAAACAGTGACTGGAACCTGTGTTGTTCCATCATCAGAACAAGTCACAGTCATTTTGATGTCTTCACCGATTGACTTTGCACGAATATTTAGAAAAAGATATTCAATATCAAATGTAGGCAAGACATCAACATCAACTCCTCTTGTCAGAATACATTTTTTCAAAACATCTGTTACAGCATTTGTAATTTCATCTTGATCTTTTGACTCTAAAGCAATAATTAAAATCTTTTCTTCTTTGACTAAAAATGGTCTGTATTTAATTTTTTTATTTGATGATGGTAACTTCAACTCATATGTTGGAGTTTCAATGGTTGGTAATGGCATAATAATCGATTCAGTATTTTATATAGGGAGGTTTTATTTAATTATTTTTTATTAAAGTTTCTTGATTTGTTTAATTTGTTTCTGTTTTTTTGATATTGAGGAATTACCTTTTTCTTATTAGGTTTTGGATCTACATTCTTATTGATGTAACCATCCCCTGCGATCAAGGCTTGATCTAAGGTTGCACTTACTCTATCAACAGGAACCGCACCTTCCAAACCATCGAAACTTGTGAAGAATCTATCATAAGCAAATTGCATACTACATTTTAACACATTTGACTGACCATAGGCAACTCTCATTGATGTTAAATTAGTAGGCCAAACATTTACAAATTCATAGTGTGTCGTATTGGATTTATAACTTCCTTTTCCTTCAGTAAAAGTATCTCTTTCAAATTTTGAAATATGAATTATTTCTTTATAATCTTCTGGATAATTAAAACGTGTATATGCAGCATAATTTCTTTTATCTGTTTGAACTGGATTAATGTATGTCATCCATTTTTCTAAAACTTCTAAAATAACCATATCTGCGTCACAATAGAAAGTAAGATTTAATGGGGGATAGTTTCTTAAATTTGGAAACTCTTCTTGAATACCTTGATGATGACCGATGGCAGGCGTTGTTGTGTATTGTGTGCCTGGAATTTCGGCTTCTGTACATAACAGAGACATTTTTCTTTTAAAATCCGTTCCCTGAGTTCTATTTTTGCCCATATCATCTCCTTGCAACCATATCTCAGCTTTTCCAAATGAAAAAGTTACTTGATAGATGGTATCTAGAGACGGACGTGCAACACTATCACGGATTAAGTCTAGACTTCCTTTAAATATATCTGATTTTCTTGGAAATAAATTATTGTCTGCCACGATAAATAAATTTACGTTGTTATTACTATATATGAGTTATAAAGGAATATATAGACCTTCCAACCCTAAAAAATATAAGGGTGATCACCGTAATATTATTTATCGCTCTTTATGGGAACGAAAATTCATGAACTACTGTGATTTAAATGAAAATATACTTGAATGGGCATCAGAAGAATTTTGGGTTCCTTATAAAGATCCAACAACTAATCGTGTTCGTAGATATTTCCCTGATTTTTTTATTAAATATAAAGATAAAGATGGTAACATCAAGAGATCTGTGATTGAAGTCAAACCATTGAGAGAAACATTAGAACCAAAAGTCACGAAGGGTAAATCAAGAAAAACATTAATTAATGAATCTATGACGTATATCAAGAATCAAGCAAAATGGAAGGCAGCAAGAGAGTTTTGTGCAGATCGTAAATTAGAGTTCAAAATTATGACTGAGAAAGAATTAGGAATCAGATGAGTATTCTACAAAACATACTAGATAAAGTTAGTGGTCAAGTCAATGAAGAGTGGTTTCGGAGTCAATTACTTGATGAACTTGGATCAACAAACTTTGATGATGATGCAGCAGACACTGATGGATTTGCTCCTGGCCAATTATATTTTTTCACATATTCAGCACAAACAAAACAACCATATTATGACATGTATCCTCTTACATATGTGATTGAATATCAGAAAGGTGGATTTCTAGGTTGTAATCTTCATTATGTTCGATTGACTGAAAGAGATGAACTTGCGATAAGCTTACTAAATAACTCTGCTCAGGGTGCAGTTGCGGTTCCTCAAAGAACTCTACATAAATACCTATATACTGGTGTCAGAAGTCAACCATATCGCATCCCTAGTAGTGAATGGTCAGACGTAGCACAATTACCCACTGAGAGATTCGTTGATATGAGAGGGATTCCAGTCCCAAGAGACAGAGTTTACAACAAAAGTTAATGTCAATCCTTAAAAAAAGTAGAAAATATGAAGTAGAAGGAGCTAATTACGCTTTCGATTTTGTGGGCGATAAATTAGCAGGCGTGAAAAGAATTAGTAATGATGGGTCACAAACACCTATTAGACCAGATTCTATA